ATGTCGATGATGGCGCAGTACGGGAAACCACCAGCACAGCCAGACCACCAAGGCCACTCCTGCACGCACAAATGCACTTGGCCTCAGTGCGAGGCAGCACAGCCAGCACCAGCGCAAGAGCAGTTCCCCGCCCAATGGCCTGATGGTGCATTGCTGACGCCCGACGAGCGAGTGAAGCGCGGAATGCCTGCGGAGTTTCAAGCAGCACCAGCGCAGCGGCTGAGTGATGCACGGATCATGGCTTTGTTCATGGAACTGAACGCAGCAAACAGCGCAGCCGAGTCTCCGTCTGAAATGTTCAAAGTGATCGCCCGCGCCATCGAAGCCGCCATCGTGCCGCCTGGGTATGTCGTGGTGCCGGTGGAGCCGACGCCGGAAATCATCACAGACGGGGTTCGCGCACTGTACGACGCAAGTTGGGGAGATTTTGACGCAGAGCGCGAGGAAATGATCGCCACCTACCGCGCAATGATCGCAGCCGCACCGAAAGGCCAGCCATGACCCGCGCAGCTCGCATAGCCCTTTCTCTCACCTACGCAGTATGCATCGTTGTACTACTCCTCGACCTCTTTATCTGGAGACCCTAAATGAACCTCAACCCTTTCACCAAGCCCACTCCCCTCTTCCTTGCCACGCAGGAGCTGGAAGAGGCCCGCCGCGATTCCCTCGCCGCAAACACCGCCCTGGACTACGCCCGCAGTATCGTGACGTATCAGCAAGCCCGCATCGCCCGCCTGTCCGCAACGGTAAGGGAGCTGGCGGCGGAAATCGAATCCGAGCGCGAATAAATATTTCGTTTTCTTGGGAACTAACCGGCGCAGTACGCGTCAAACAAACATGGCCGCGATGGTGCGGCTAGTAACTGGAAGGCTCAATCATGCTCAAACACTCTCCCCTCATGCGCTCCCTGCTGGCCGTCAGTGCTCTGCTCAGCGCCGATATCAGCGCCAATGTCGTCGCTCCCCGCGGACATGGCAAGTCAGCAGTCCTCAACTGGTTCGGGCCGGAGAAAGTGTCGTCAGCCCCCAACAGACGCCCAGCTGGCGCAGGCATGGCCAGCATCCGGGCGGCTCGCAAGGCCCGTAACCAGCGCCGCCATCGCATCGCTTGCCGCTAGGCGAGTCTACAGCAGAGGGCATTGCGTCCCTCTCCTGTGGGTTCTCCACAAACCGGAATAGAAGGCCGCCGGCATTTTCAGGGCCTTATCCCCAGGAGCTATCAATGAGCGACGAAAACAACACTGCGGCGGCAACACCTGCGCGCCCCAAAACCGAGTATCTGGAAGTGACGATGGAAGACGGCCGCAAGGTCTCCTTCGCCGGCAAGCGCAAGCTGAACAAGGAAACCCTGATCGACGACACCAAGGTCGAGACGGACGAGTCGGGCAACGTGATGCAGATCTCTGCCGGCGCCGTCTCCATCCGCATGGACTTCCGCAACGGTGCTACCCGTACCTTCCCTGTGCCCCTGGGTATGCTGCTGAAGTTCGCCGGCCACGGCGCGGAGCAGAAGTACGGCGACGAGCTGGCCTCCCCGGCGAGCAACCCGCTGACCGAAGAAGACATGGTGCTGGCCGTGGAAGACCTGGACAAGGAAATCCAAGCCGGGAACTGGGGCAAGGGTCGGGCGGCTGGTGGTGGCGGCGTGTCGGGCGCTTCGGTCGTCGTGCAGGCGATCATGGAAGCGACGGGCAAGGACCTGGCCACCGTCAAGGACTACTTGGACAAGAAGATCGCCAGCACCGAAGGCCTCACCCGCCGGGCACTGTACGACTCCTTCCGCGTGGCCGGGACCAAGACCGGCATCATCATCAAGCGGATCGAGGACGAGAAGCTGGCCAAGACTGCCAAGGTGGACGCGGACGCAGCGCTGGCCGACATCTGATGCGAAGGGCGCGGCTAAAAACTGCGCCCCACTCGCTCGGGCTGAGCATCCTGCCCTCTGCTCCCAAAGCCTCCCTCGCGGAGGCTGCGGTACTGCAAACGTACCCACTTTAGTTGTCCGATCAACCTGACTCGTGGAGGTGTATCATGCAGCCGCCGGGTAATGCCGGCAACCAGTTAAGCCCCTTCATTGGGGTTTAGCTGCTAGAAGATGTCGAGAGTGTCCGCGAGGCCTCTTGCCTACCCTGCGAAGGCCCTCAACGTTACCGAGGACAACCGATGGACAGGATGGCGCTGCGGCGACTTGCACGCGCAGGCGTGTCTTCCCCGGCTTCGGTGTGAAAGGCTCCTTCGGGAGCCATGCGCACTAGGAGAGGGTCGTTGGCACAGTCCTTAAAAGCTCGGCGAACCAACGCCAGCGCGACCATCAAGTCTCTCCGAGTCCCAGGGGCGATTGAGCCTCTACCCTGGGGCGGCAAGCGAGCGGGGAGGTATGGGCGGTGTCCCTCTCCCCGCAGCGCGGTTTCCGAGAGGCCAGCCCAATGGAGACTCCTCATGGACCAAAAACTGGAAGCACGTGCCCTTGCCCTCAACAGCCGCCGGCAAGAACTGCAGAAAGAACTCAGCGAACTGGCAGATCAAGCCGACGACCTTTGCGCGGAGATTCAAGAACTGATCGACGACGCTGAGGACGTGGATGGAGATGATGTTGATTCCGACTTCGACCTCGGGCAGCACGAAGCCGCCTACGGCAACGTAATGGAGTGGCAGGAAGCGCTGAAAGAAGCCGCCACCGCTCTCGACCTTTAACAAACTCCCTGGAGGCTCACCCCATGTCCGACAATCACGTCCTGCTCGTCGACGGCAGCGAAGTCGCCCTCACTCCCCTCGGCGGGCCTCCCCCAACGCTCCCCACGATCAGCTATTCCCTCTCCCTACTCAACCGCTTCAGCGGGCACACTCGCCGCCCCTACTCGGTCCTCGAGCACTCCCTCCTCGTCTACGAGATCGGGCGGCTGGAGTATCCTGGCCTCCCCAAGCGCGCCTACCGAGCGATGCTCCTCCACGACGCCGCGGAGTGCATAACGGGCGACGTGACCTCGCCGGTGAAGAAGGCCCTGGGTTCTTGCTGGAAGCGCTTCGAAGACGCCGTGGAACTCTTCGTCTGGTCTGGCATCGATCCCTACCTTCCCGGCGACATGCTGGAGTTCGCCAAGCAAATCCGCCGGTGTGATCTCCTCGCCCTTGCGACTGAGCGCCGTGACCTACTCAACTGGTCCAAGGAACGCAACAGCCGCTGGTTTATCGACAACGCAGCAAACCTGCAGGCGGCAAAAGAGTCCCGCGTCTTCAATCTCCCCCGCACCGAGGTCACTCCCAAAGGCCTCCAGCGGATGCGAGACAACTTCCTTCGCCTCTGCGGCGAGACCTACACGGAAAGATAATTGTAGATCTTGGGAACTTTCGCGCGAAGTATGCGTCCAATACATACGCGCGAATTATGACGGTATAATCCGCTCGAACTTTTGGAGGCTCACACTATGGAACATCTCTCCCTCGACGATCTCTTCCGCGAGGCTCGTGCCGCCGCGAAGGTTGAACGCACCCAGGCCCACCTCCGCGCAGAGGCCGCAAAGCGCCGCAAGCAAGACCCGGTCGAGGCGCCGGTCGAACCTCTCGGCATCTTCGCCGATCCGGACAACTGGCGGCAGACTCGCGGCGTGACGCTGATCCACGGACCTACCCAGACCCTGCTTGGGAACTTCTGGGAGCTGCGGCACAAGACCGTGCCGGACGCCAGGCGCCTCGTTCGCTCCGCGGAGCCAATCCCCGTTACGGTACTGGAAACTGTGGACTTCGGCGTTGTCCAGCTCGACCCGATGATCCCGGCGCACCAAGCTCTCTCCCACCGCGTCCTCACTCTCGACGTGCAACTGGCGACGCCGGCCGTTGCCGCCGAGCGCGTCCTCCTCCGCGTCGAGTACTACGAACAGTGGACAGCGCGGGTAGTACTGCTCGAGTCCACAACCTTCGCCGAGGCGGGCGAGATCCTCACCCTCCCGGCCGGAGTGGACATTCTCCCCGGCCTTACCCGTGAATGCAAGCGGGCAGTGAGGATGGCATGAACTGCCCCTACTGCACCGAGTCCACTCGCGTCCTCTCCACGCGGACGAATCAGACAGGCGAGATCTACCGCCGGCGTATCTGCCCTGCCGGCCATCGAGTGACTACGCTGGAAAGCTGGCTCGGCAAGGATCTCCGCCAGCTCATCCCTCTCGGACTCGTCCAGGGCTACAAACAACTCCTGAAAGACACAGTATGACTACTCTCTCCCTCGCTTCCCCCTTCTGGGAAGATCCTTCCACTCTCACCGTGGAGGGGCATGACTCCGCTGCCGTCCTCAATATCTGCGTGACAGCCCTGATCAACGCCAACTACGACGTGCAGGTGCGCGACGCCGACGGCGACCTCATCCCCTGGGACGAGTGGGACGAGGAGGATGATGATGCCTAAGCCCGCCAACCTTATCCCGTCGAAGCAGCTGAACGTGGCCCTTCCCTTGCCCCTATTCACCCAGCTCTCTCTCGCCTTGACCAGCGACCTAGAGGGCCGCGTGCCTCACGGCGCTTATTCGCGGTTCCTGACCGACCTACTCCGCGCCCACTTCGAGCGAGCAGAGATCGACATCGCCGCCTATCTGTCGCAGATTCCCGCCGGCGTCTACGTTCTCTCCGGCCCGCCAGCTTCGGTCGAGGCCTTCCAGAAACTCCTCACTCACAAGGTGCAAGCATGACCAACCCAGTCCCAATCGAATTGCAGATGAAGCTCGCCGACTGGCGCCGGAAGACCCAGGACGGCACCATCTCCCTCGAGGAGATGAAAGAAGCGATTGTCGTTCTCCGCCAGGGCCGGGTTGCCGCCGCCGCTGCTTCGGCTACTGCCAAGCGCAAGACCGCCGCCAAGGTTATCCCGAACGCGGAAGACCTCTTGGGCGAGTTGGGCGAGCTCTGATTCAGCCGTAGCTGCCGGCGGCTTTTCCGGCGCAAACTTGGAGGTTCATTATGAAGATCAAAATCGAGGGCCATATCTACGGCTGGCATTTTGGGGACCCGAGACGGGTGATAGAAGATTTCGATTTCGCGCCAGGTCCTGGAAAAGACAGCGATTCTCATGTCGTAATCGCTCCTTGTACGTTAGAGCTGGACGTGGAGATGCCAACGGCAGAGCACATCACGGCGAGTCTCGTCCAAGCACTGCGGGAGGAGAAGCGTAAAACCTACGAGGCCGCGGCACAGAAGGCCGCCCGGTACGATGAGCGCATTGAGCGTCTCCTCGCCATCACCAACGAGGCTCCCGCTCGCGCTCCTGGAGACGAAGATGACATACCTTTCTGAAGACGAACGCTCCGAGTACGGCGCCAAGTGCCTGATCACCGGCGTCACCCTCTTCAACTCCGAAACGGGTGAATGGAAGCCGGCGGATCTCTTTCAGCTCGGCACAAACTACATCGTCAATGCCTCCGGGCCGTGGCAGCCGCAGCGTCCCCTTCGTCGCGGGGAGAAGACCTTCTCCTTCTCCTTCAATCAGGACAAGCACTTCACTCGCCGCAACGTCTACGTCTTCCCCGTCCTAGCCGGCTGGCTCAATCAAGCCGCCCTCGACTACATCAACAAGGCTCCATTATGACCCGCCCTCCTTTCCCTGCTGTCATCGACAGCTCCCTCATCGCCGCCTTCCGCTCATGTCCGCAGAAAGCCTACAAGGAATTCGTGGAACACTGGAAGCCGCGTGATCCCTCCGTCCACCTCCACGCCGGCGCCGCCTTCGCTCGCGGCCTCGAGGTTGCGCGGGAGGCCTTCTACGTCCAGGACCAATCGCCTCACGACTCGATCGCCGCCGGCCTGCGCGCCTTGATCCAGCACTACGGCGAGTTCGAGTGTCCGCCCGATTCGCCAAAGTCCCTCGAGCGGATGGCCGGAGCCCTCGAGTTCTACTTCGACCGCTACCCCCTCGGGCAGGATAAGGCCATCCCCATGACCCTTCCCGGCGGCAAGCGCGGAATCGAGTTCTCTTTCCTCGAGCCCCTGGGCCTCACCCACCCCGAGACAGGCGACCCGCTCCTCTACTCTGGCCGGTTCGACATGCTAGTGAACTACGAAAACATGGCGCTCGGGGAGGATGATAAGACCACCTCGCAGCTCGGGGCTAGCTGGCCGCGGCAGTGGGACCTCCGTTCTCAGTTCACCGCGTATGTATGGGGCGCGCGGCAGGCGGGGATCAAGCTCGACGGCTTCCTCGTCCGCGGCGTGTCGATCTTGAAGTCCAAGTACGACACCCTCGAGGCTATCACCTACCGGCCGACTTGGCAGATCGACCGCTGGCACGAGCAAGTCCTCCGCGACATCCAGCGGATGATCCAGTGCTGGGACTCCGGCGTGTGGGATTACAACCTGGACCACGCCTGCGCGGAGTACGGCGGCTGCCCGTTCAAGGGCGTCTGCCAGATGCAGCGGCCGGAGATCCTCCTCCGCCAGCAGTTCGAACGTCGCCGCTGGGACCCGGTGACTCGGACCGAGACTGCACTGGAGGAGGTTGTATGAAAGGCAATCACGAAACTTCCCGCAGCGCCGAGGTGACGCTTGACGGCCAAACCTACCTGGTTGATTATACGATCAGTGGCAGCTGCTACTACGATCCCGGTAAGCTCTCCGGCCCGCCCGAAGACTGCTATCCGCCCGACGGAGGCGTAGAGGACTACGAGATCAAGATCGACGGAGTGTTTGGCGACGACGGGCTGCCAATAGTGGAAGATGCGCCGAGCAACGATAAGCTGATCGCGGAGATTGAGAAGGACGATCCCTCGAACTACCTCTTCGAAAGCTGGTTGGAGGCTGGACCCGATGAGCCTGACTACCCCGACGACGAAGGCTGACGGCAATGCAACCCTCTCCACGTTCGAAGGCAACCAGCTCGTCTCCTCGGAAACAGTCTATTGCTGCGGGTATGAAGGCGGACGGAGTGCCTACTGGCCTCACCTCGCCACCATCTGCCCCGAGTGTGGAGAGGTCTGGCGGCGGGAGGTCTACACCTACCACTTCCTTTACCAACCGCTCGTACCTGACAGGTGGAAGTCGCGGAGTGAACTCTGCCCCGCCTGCGTCCCCAAGATTTTTCAACAACTCCTAAAGGAGCATTCATGGTAGACCCTACAACCGGCGAAATAACCGGAGACGTTCAGCAACTTCTTGGCCCCAAGGTATGCATCATGGGACTGGGCGGGACAGGCAAGACCTACTCGCTCGGCACCCTGGCAGACTGGTGCGACCGGAACAAGTTCGAACTGGCCATCCTCTTCACTGAGCAAGGGCTGGAATCCTTCCTCGGCTATTTCCGCGATCAGGATCGGGAGCCGCCCGCC